ATGGTTAGAGCGGCTCAGCCCAGAACGTCGCCACTGCCTAGGCGAAGATTTCGCGCGCAAAGGGGATTTAACATGTCTTTGGGTGGGCCAAATAGCACAAGACTTATCACTGCATGTGCCCATTGCTATTGAGCTGAAAAACATTCCCTATCGCCAACAAGAGCAAATTCTATTTTACCTGATTGACCGCATTCCCCGTTTTGTCGGGGCGCAAATGGATGCCACCGGCAACGGTGATTACTTAGCCGAACAAGCGGTTGAACGCTATGGCGCTGGCTTAGTTGAGGCCGTGAATATAACTGAGTCTTGGTATCGCGAAAACATGCCGCGCATGAAAGCCCACTTCGAAGACTTCACTATCACCATCCCCAAAGACGCTGACATCATGGACGACCTGCGCGCCCTGCAGATAAACACTCGCGGCGTACCATGCGTGCCAAACGGTAAAACAGACCAAGCCAAAGACCGCCACGGCGACAGTGCTGTGGCCTGCTGTATGTTAGTCGCCGCATCAAACATGGACGGCAGCGAAATAGCCTTTACCGCGATACCCAGTAAATCAGACCGCTGGGACCCAAGACATAATGATGATTCACCTAACTTCAAATCAGGCTGCTACTAAATGGAAACGTTAGAAGTAAACGGCACTCGTTACAGAGTGCGCAATAAAGACCTTGTGACTAAACAAAGCGATGAAAGCCCTCGCGTAGTTCAGATGCGCCGTGAGTTTGCCGAGCACCCCAGTAGCGGATTAGATCCTTCTCGTCTCGCTCAGATAATGCAAAATGCCGAGCATGGTAATCTAATAGACCAATGCTATTTAGCAGAGGATATTGAGGAAAAAGACGGCCATATTTATGCTGAACTTTTCAAGCGTAAAGCCTGCCTATCAGGCGTGGCCTTTGAAATCCAGCCGCCACAAAACGCCAGCGCACAAGAGCAAAAAGACGCCAACGACATTGAGCAAATACTGCGTGACACAGAAAACTGGCACGACATCATTTTCAATATGGCCGATGGCATACTCAAGGGCTTTAGCAATACCGAATTCGATTGGGGGCAATACCAGAGTTATCGCATACCGCAAAACTTTGAGCATATCCCAGCCACGTTCTTTCAGTTAAAGCAAAATGACCAACGTGAAATAGTACTGCGCGACCAAACTGGCATAGGTGAATCACTGCGCCCGTTAAACTGGATACAGCACAGGCACGCCGCCAAAAGCGGCTACCCTGCCCGCTCTGGATTAGTGAGACAATTAGCATGGCCGTTCATCTTCAAGAATTACTCAGTACGCGATTTAGCCGAGTTTCTTGAAATCTATGGCATTCCTATTCGTATTGGTAAGTACCCTAGCGGCGCAACTGACCGTGAGAAAAGCGATTTAATGCAAGCCGTGTTAAGCGTAGGCCATAACGCAGGCGGCATTATGCCCAAAGGCATGGAACTAGATTTTCATGACGCCGCAAAAGGCGGTGGCTCTGACCCGTTCATGACCATGATGGGCTGGTGTGAGCGCACTCAGTCAAAAGCGATTCTCGGTCAAACGTTGACGGCTGAAGCCGGGAACGTAGGCAGTCAAGCGCTGGGCAATGTGCACAATGAGGTGCGTATCGAAATACGTGATCATGACCTAGCGCAAATTCGTAGCACCCTTAATCGTGATTTGATTTTGCCTATGTACATGCTCAACGGCAAAAGCTACACAGGTGACCCCAGACGTAAACCGCGCTTAGTCTTTGACACACAAGAGCCAGAAGACTTAAAGCTGTGGAGTGACGCAATACCTAAGCTAGTAGAGATTGGCGTGCAAGTGCCGCGCAGCTACGCACAAGACAAACTGCGCATACCAACGCCAGAAGGTGACGAGCCACTATTGGGTAAAGCCCCAGAGCCTGCCCCCATCACCAAAATTGAGCAACCCAAACCCAGTACCGCGCTTAAGCACGCGCTGGCCGCGCTCAAGGCAACCCATATCGACGATGACACCGACGGTGCTGATGTATTAACAAAACGCTTAAAGCGCGAAGTTGCCCCAGCGTTCAATAAAATCATGTCGCCTATTGAAGAGCTGGTAAACAATGCTCAATCATTGCCAGAGCTGCTTGAGCAATTACTTGAACTAGAAGATACACTCGACAGCACAGAGTTCGAGGCGGTGATGGGGCAAGCGCTCGCCGCTGCCGAACTGGCAGGGCGATACGATGTAAACGAGGGCGAATAATGTGGTTTGCTCAGTGCGTTTGGAATTGGATTGTCGTGCCTATTGTGATCATCATTATCGTTGGCTGCATCATTGTTGATGCGCTAACTCATCGTATTAAGCGGGGCCTTATCAAGTGAGTACCGCCCAATACGGCTCGCTTAAATTCAACGAAGCGATATCGTTTTTCAAAAACAAAGTTGATCTACCTAGCGAACGCTGGGCTGATGTATGGCGAGACCAACACAATTTAGCCTTCACAGTAGCAGGGGCCACAAAAACAGACTTGCTCGCTGACATGCGCAAAATTGTTGATGCGTCCATTGCGCAAGGCAAGAGTTTAAAGTGGTTTCAAAGCGAGTTTAAACACCTGGTTAAAAAGCACGGCTGGGACCACACAGGCACAGCCCCATGGCGTGCAAATATTATTTACAGTACAAACATGCGACAAAGCTACAATGCGGGGCGCTATGCGCAGCTGCAGAACTTTGAGTTTTGGCGATACAAACATAGTGACAGCCGATACCCGCGCCCAGACCATGCCGCCAAAGACGGTGTTATTTTGCCCAAAGACAGTCCGTTCTGGCAGGTGTGGTTCCCGCAAAATGGTTGGGGCTGCAAGTGCAAAGTGTTTGGCGAGTCAGCACGAAGTATGGAGAGGCGTGGCCTAAACGTCAGTAAAGAGCCCGTTATTGAAACCCGTGAATGGGTAGATAAAGTCACTGGTCAAGTGCATCAAATACCAAAGGGCATTGACCCCGGCTTTGACTACGCACCTGGTAAAGTAGATCAAGTCACAAAACTGAAAACGCAGCGCGCTAACACCCCACCGCTAGCCGAGCGATTGCCAGAGCGCATGGTGCCCACGGCTTTTTCTACCCTACCCAGTGCCGATGTGCATGGCCTAAATCGGGTGCTATCCACAATGGCTCAAAAGCGCCCAGAACTGAATCAGGTTAGTCAGTTTGTTAAAGATTATGATATTAAGACGCTGTTTCTAAAACCCAGTGAAATCACCCTGCGCAGCAAAAACCACAGCAAGCTCGCTGGGCCTATAACAGAATACTTAGGGGTTCCACTTAATCTTGCACGACGCATGTGGCCTGTGCCTCCTGCTACGGCAAAACGAGCGAATGGCTATACGTCAAAGTCGTGGGACCACATGGTGGTAAAAATAAAAAGCGGGGCATCGTTTAGCCGCGTCACTAACACCGATGAATTGTTAAACGCAGCCGAGGCAGTGATTAATGCGCATGCGCTTGGCAAGCCAATGTGGTCTGTATCACAAGTCGTGCGTGACTACGCAAGCAGCAAAGACAATGGCGGCGCTATTATTACGTGGTTACACGAACTAGGTCATCAAGTGCACTTCAAAGCACTCGATAAGGGCATGGCTGCACCAGGCAAACAAATTGCTATCACACGCTACAGCGCGCAAAATACATGGGAATGGCACGCAGAGCACTTTGTCATGTGGGCTTTAGCTCGCCCCACGCTACTTGAAAAACACCCTGATATTGCCCAGTACTTCGATGAACTAATGGACGGCGTAAATGAATGACATATTAAGTAAAGCGCTTGACGCGCATCAACCAGACAGCGAGCAGCTGCTGGAAGCAATGGCGGTATTAAAACAAAACCTGCCCATTGATGAGAAACAAACACGACTAATTGAACTGGCTGCAGACGCACCAGAGCATGAACAAATAAAGTTTGATGAACTGGCCGAAACATTAGCCAGGGAATACATAGATGGCCGGTAGTTTCATCAAAGTTGAACTGACGAATGAAAAGCCGTTAATCAACTTACTAACATCATATATCAAGCAAGGGCAAAGCCTTGAACCTGCATTAGCTGATATCGGTGACTATTTAATTGTGTCACACCAAGAACGCTTCAAGTTAGAAGTTGAGCCTGACGGCACGCCATGGGAGCCACTATCACCCAAAACGATAAAGCAAAAAGGGGGCAACGATAGGATATTACGTGATAAGCACTTCTTAGAAGGGGGCTTGGCATTTCAGCTATCGGGCAACGAGTTAGAATTTGGTAGCAATTTAGAATATGCTGCCACCCATCAGTTTGGCCGTGAAGCTGACGGCATTGTTGCCCGCCCTTTTATTGGTTTAGCCACGGGCCAATGGAACGACGTTGACGAGATTGTTGCGATACTCCAAGGCCACTTATCAGAAAATTAAACAAAAACGCCTGTAAGCAATTCTAAGCCGCTTAAATACTTGCTACCCTACTATGGCGTATCGTAAAAGTATTTAAACGATTCTGGTGAGATTTAAACAGGCTGCTTGATGCACCATGCATCCAGTTTTAACCCAATTGCCTATCGTGCACCTAAATTACCTCAATATCCCTAACTCAGACTAAACCCATCAAAACAGCCCCGTCGTCATACTGGGGGCTATGAAGAAATCTACACTCACTTTAGCCCTTGCGGCCCTCAATGCTAACCAAAGCGACCAGCCTTTGGGTGTGGCGGCTTGTTCGTACGAAATTACGAACGATTCACTTGCGCAGCAAATTATGCCCGCTGGCAAGTTTAGATCCAGTGATGGCCAGTCAGACAAAATTGCAGACGGCTATTGGTACATTGATGAAGCAATTGCAAAGAAAGTAATTGCAGACCGCCAATCCCGTCACAACGATTTGCTCTTTGATTACGAGCATCAGACTCTGAACAGCAAAGAGAATGGTAAGCCAGCGCCGGCCGCTGGGTGGGCGAAGAATGTTGATCTTGAGTGGGTAGCTGACAAAGGCCTGTTCATCAAAAATGTAGAATGGACTGACGCTGCGCTAAAGGCCATCAAAGCCAAAGAATATCGCTACATATCCCCAGTTTTCTCCTACAACAAGAAAACAGGAGAAGTGGTCAGTCTACGCCATATAGGTATTACTAACGACCCCGCTATAGACGGCATGCAAGATTTAATCGCCCTCAAATCGACCCAATCTACTAACCAACCGGAGCAAACTATGAACCAATTATTGATAGAACTTCTAGCTAAAGCTGGGATTGTTATCGACCCTAATGCGCCCCCAAAAGATTTAGCCGCCTTAACCGCCATGTTTGATAACGAGGATGCCAAAACGGGTATTGCAGCTTTAACTGCCAAACTTGACTCCCCCAACGAAAGTGAAACCGAAGTTGCCGCGCTGACAGCAAAAGTCGCAGAGCTGCAAAAAGGCATTAGCTTATCTGACTATGTGCCTGCCGCTACTTATGCAGCGGTTATCACTGAAATGGCTGCCCTTAAAGCCAATCATGAAACCGTTACTGTGGGCCAAGTGATTGAACAAGCCCAGAAAGACGGCAAGTTCATCGCCCAAGCTGAGCTGAATTACTTGAAAGATTTAGGTAACGCAAACCTAGCTGCATTAAAAGCTAACTTAGATCAACGTCCTGTTCTTGGTGCGTTTATGGGTAAGCAGACCACGGAAAGTAAAAACCCTGGTGAACCTGATCCAAATGCGCAGGCAGCACTGAGTGCTGACCAAACGTTGATTGCTAATCAGCTGGGCATCAGTCACGAAGATTACGCGAAAACCCTGCAGGCCGAAAAAGCTCAAGCATAAGTCCAACTTAACCCTTTACTTATTTAACCCGCCAACTCGCTTGGCACAGGAGAACGAAAAATGGCAATTGTTAACTCATCGGTGTTAAACGCCATCCGCACAGGCTTTCGCAAAAACTTTGAAGACGGCAAGGTCAAAGGCGAGCCCATGTACAACGCAGTCGCAACCGTTGTGCCTTCCACCACTAAATCGAACACGTATGGCTGGTTAGGCCAGTGGCCCGGCTTTAGAGAGTGGATTGGCGACAGAGATCTGAACTCTATCAAAGAGCACAGTTATGCCATCGTCAACAAAGATTACGAGTCGACAGTCGCTGTTGACCGCAACGACATAGAAGACGATAGCCTGGGCGTGTACGCCCCCATGATGGAAGAAATGGGCTATGCCTCTTCTGTATTCCCAGATGAATTGGTTTTTCCGTTACTAAAAGCAGGCTTTGCTACCACGTGCTATGACGGACAGTACTACTTCGATACCGATCACCCAGTCAATGCAGAAGTCGATGGCAGCGGAGCAGATACGTCATTTTCAAACGTGATTGTCGATGGCACATATACAGGCGATGCATGGTACCTAATGGACACCAGCCGCAGCTTGAAGCCGATTATTTTGCAAGAACGCAAGGGCATGCAGTTTGTCGCCATGGACAACCCTAACGATGAATCTGTCTTTATGCGCAAAGAATTCCGTTACGGCGTTGATTGCCGCTGCAATGTGGGCTTTGGGTTCTGGCAAATGGCCGTGGGCGTGAAGAAAGAGCTTAGCTACCAAACCGCATGGGACGCCATTAAATTAATGCGCACCTTCAAAGCGGACGGTGGCCGCCCACTCGGGTTAGGTAAAAACAAGCTCACCTTGGTTGTGCCTGCCGCTGACTACCAGCGTGCTCTGCAAATCAATAACCGTGAACAAATCAGCGACGGCACCACAACAGTGAGCAACGAGCTGCGCAATATGTTCAACGTTATTTCACCCGACTACCTGTAACGAACCTGTAACCAAATAGTTCAGGCCAGACAACGTTTAC